TCAAATTATTGTGAATCAATTTATCTCCATATTTAGACATATACAACGTCTTTTTAGGATAATAAAAAACAGCCGCATCGGGTGAAAGTTTAACACTATCCTTATCATATTTATACAAATTAGATACGTTATCAACAATAAAATTATCAACTGAATTAGATTTAACATAAGCATTAGTGTTTTTTATAATCAATTCAATATCTACATTCTTTGCATCTGTTTTTAGCTCACACGGGCATGGCAAAAAAGTATCAAGAGTCAAATCATTTTCAGTGATAGCGGTATATTTACCTAAATCGCTCTGCACCTTTAATTTTTCGCTAAAAGTAAGCTGGGAAAACACTAACCATCTATTCTCCTCCAAGAATTCATCGGGGTTCACTTTAATATTAGTGTTTTTATCTAAAAACTCCCTTAAACTCTTGCAATTACTATCATCATTAAATAGCTTTATATCCATAGCATTACATATCTTCTAATTTTCTCCAAATTCTTGATAACCAGTCTGAAATTTCATTTCCAACCTGCGTAACTTGATTAACGTATAAATCGGCATTACCAACTCTCCATTTCATCCATTCGTCACCTACATTACCCCAATTGCCGTTACGATTGTAATCAAACTTTGATTCACCCGTTAATATTCTTAAATACTCATCCCTCCTATCGGGCGCCATTCCTGGCAAAAGCTGCTTAAATGCGAAATAACCCATTTCAGTGTCAGTACCACCATATAAATCGGTTATTTTCTTAACAACTTTTTGCATTATCTCTAATTCGTTCTCAGGATTTATGATATATCTATCAATTTTAGACAAATCATTAGTCCCCAGTATTTTTCCAACTTCTCCATAAATCAATGCCTGCATTCTATCGTTAGCAGGATTTTGAATCATATTTTGAATTGTTTGAATATCGCTAATAGTTCTTTCATCAAATAAATTAGATGACCAATTTTCGTCACCATTATAATTAGCGGCTAATGTCCCAAGCAAATTAGCGGCTGGTACCATATTAGCTAATGAGTTACTTCTACCACTATAAGATTGTAAAATTGATTCATAAGCATTTAATACAGTTTTTGCATTAGATTTATCTTTTGTCGTAAAACCTTCAAAACTACCAGTCAATCTGCCCATAGCATAAGCAGGCTGAAAAAAATCAGATTTACCAACTGCACCTCTGCTGTATTTAGTCAATGCCGCCAGCTCTCCTCTTTGAAGCCCAATATCTCTTTCCGTTGCTAATAAGGCTAATGTTTGATTTTTCCAATTTCCACTTCTAACACCTCCTGCTACGGAATAGTTTATAGCTGCTTGAGAAAAATCTTTTAACTCCATTCCCAAATCTGTATATGATAATCCTACAAACGGCTCTATTGCCTTTTCATCAACTTGAAATTTTGAATAATCTCCACCAACACCACCAAGAATAGCCCAAAGTTCTGAAACATCATCCCCCTCTCTGACACTATCTAAAATACCCTTCGACACCCCCATCGCTAAACCTATCCAGCCTAACGCTCTACGGGCTGCAACCTTACCCATACCACTTGCTAAAACAGCAGCGTTAGCAAAATTTCCAACTCCACCAACTAAATCACCTTGTTGTAATGACGAAAAAGCACCGCTTATATTTTGAGTCATCATATAAGTGCGCATTTCATCAAAATCATCCTTTTTCTTTCCGCTCATAACACGTGAAATCTTGCTGTTCACGTCATTAATTTTCGCTTGAGCAGCAATAGCTTCCTCTTCAGTTGTAGCTGAATCACGTTCTAATATCAATTGCTTTCTCTCCTCTTTAAGCTGCCCAAGGTAGGAGCGTGGCGCCCCTGATTCAGCCTCCCGTTCAAAATAAGCGGTTAATTGCCTCATCCGTTCGGCCAACTCCTTATCTACAGCCAACCTCTCTTCTTCAGCTTTTCTTAACAAATCATCGTTCTTTCCACCCCCCCTTTCAACTCTTGCCTCATCTTCTTTATTCCTTTGAACCGCCTGAGCATAAAACTGAGAAAATTCAAAATTAGCATCAAGGTCAGGAGTATCAGCAGCAGTGCGTCTGTAATTTATATACGCATTGGCTAATCGTTGCTTTTTACGTTGCTCCAAAGCCTCTTTTTCACTATTCTTTAATTCACTGCTCAAAGCATCATATTTATCGTTAATGCTTTGATTTGCGCTTTTACGTTGACTTTGCGTATATTCATCAATAATCTTGTGCATACTTTGAGAGCCTGGCACAAGCATGACGCCTCTTTGCCGCATTTCCCTACGTATATCTTCAATCATTCTCTCGTTAGATGGTAGCATTGAAGCTCCACCCGTATTGCCGCCTAATGTAGCTCCAGCACTTATACCAGCATTTTGAGGCTGATTATTTCCCTGAGGGGTATTTATACCACCCCCGTTATTTCCACCGCCTCCTGACGCTGGAATGCCCTGAATATTTATATTAGTTGTCCCCATCTTTGCTAAACTTGCTTAAATCTAAATTATCGTAATCTTCATCAATTTCAGCCTGAGTCATTTTCACTACATTTACCCCCTTCTTACCAATTCCAAAATATCTCTCCTGCATTTCCTCCTCCTCTCTATCCCTGCCTTCTAATTCTTTGGTAATCTCTATATCTTCACGATATTCAATTGCCATATCTATCCAAGACATTTCCCTATGAGCGGTAGAATTAAAGGCGACATTATGTTTATGCCGCCACCAGTAATCAATCGGAAATTTATTCCAATCAATCAAAAAATTCTTAATCGCCTTGTTCATTGGTAATGCTTGATAATGATTTCAAAATACTATCGTACCAAGGTTTTATCTCGTCTCTGTAAATCTGCGTCAGCTCTTTCATCTTTTCATTATTCATATTCGTATAGTTTTGAATATTGTAATACTGCGCAAATTCAGGGACACAAACCTTAAAGAACGAAATAGCGTCAACCACATCAAGGATTATGTAAGCACTGAAAATTCCACTTGCAGCCATAGCACCATATCTTCCATTAGTAAGTGCCTGCTTCATACTTTCAATATCAATCAACTGACCCACATTAGGGAAATTTACAACAAAGGTTTTTTCTCCAACCTTAAACTTCTTTGCTCTTTCAATTACATTTTCGTTTTCCATAATAAAAAAAAATTAAGGGTAAAATTTTGCATTCTACCCTTAATAATAACTGTTCGCTGATAAACGCAAAACATTATCTATCCTCGCTAATATCGGCTGGGTCATAAAGTACGGGTTCAAGATATTCAAATTCACTATCTCGCCCTGAAATCTGCCCTTCTTGAATATCAAAACCCTCTCTTGTTGCAAACGCTCCCTTTACAGTAGCAAACACCCTATAATCCACGTTTACAAATCCCGTATCGGGGTCAATACCCTGCGCATCCTTAACCTTTCGCAAAATATCAACCTGAAGCCCATCTTCCTGAAGCAGAATAGCGTGAGCCCAATCCGTTACGTTGCCAAGGTTTCTGAAAGTGCCTGTTTTTAACTTATTCACCAAGAGGTTGAAATTTATGCTATAAGATGAGCAGGACAAAGAGCCGCTCCATTCTACAGCAGGCAGTTCAGACGGGCAAAGCCTTCCAATACCCGAAACACGTCCACGTCTGATATTCTCGGTGATGCGCAAATTCTTCATTTTGCCAATCGGAATATCGTTGAATTTAATCACCGCAAGCGGTGCTGTCATTACTCTTGTATTATTAGCCATAACTCTTTATTTTTTAATGTTAATTAAAGTGTGAAATCTAAAATATTACCAATGAAGAACGTCTTATTCACGGGCACATTCGGCACAAAGTCGTAATAAATAGTATAATCGCTATTATTTACAGTTACAGTCACGTTTCTCCATCTAATGATAAGATTATCCGCACCAACCTCAGCTACAAAGCTATTCAATTTAGTTTCGGTGAAAGTCTTAACGGATGCAGGAGAGGCTTGAGCTGCTGTAAGCCCCGTAAATCTTCTCTGAGCGTCCATGGTAATCTCTTTATTCATCTGAGCCTTTATAAGCTCTATTGAGAGCTCAAATGACTCTGAATTTTGATTCAACGTCTGCAAGTTATCGGGATATTGAATAGTGTTTATACCCTGATTCACACACCAATAACCGCTAACATTTCTAACGTGCATAATACCCCATTTCAAAGCATTTTCACGTTCAGTTCTTGTCAAGTCATAATTAAATGCCTCATACCCAACACGCTTAAAGGTAAGCGGTGTCTGAGGTGCTAAACCAGCGTTCATTCCCATAATGCTTGCAGTAAGATAAATCGGGTAAAGCGTCTTAGTACCATTACCATCCTTTCTATCAACCTCAGGGGCGCCATGCACCACCACTACTTGATTAGAATTGTAATAAGCGGCTGTGGACTTGCTTGAATAAGCTGCTGTAGCAAATTCATTTTTATCAGCACCACCAGGCACAAACATAAACTCGGTATATTTAGCACGTGTCTTCAAGAACGTAAATAATTTACCATTACTATCTGAATCAGTAGCCTTATCAACTTTCAAATTAGTGCATAAAAAGAAAGTGATATCCATTTCTTCAACCGCCTCTAAAACTTCTGAATAATATTGTGTATCAAATATAGTAACACCACCGCTGCTCAAAGTCTCAGATTGAAGAGAAAGTGGGTTATTATTAGTAAACTCTATTTTGAATTCAGCAACCATATTCTGATTATGAATCATTTCGTCATAAAGCTCACTTGAATCAGTAAATTCACCGCTTTCATAAATAACAATAGGCTCTGCATCACCCCAAGCAATTCCGTTAAACGCTTCGCCATCTTTGTCAGTACCAGCATAAGTGCCTTTGCGAACTTGCAGCTTAAATTTAGCTGGGTCAATCGTGCCTGCTACGATTTTAGCACTATAACCAACTTGCAGCTTACTATTTACGCTGTCGATTATGCCGTTACCAACTGTACCCTCATTTTTACATTTAAGCAATATGTCGCCATTATTGATTGAAATTTCAGCTGGGCTTGTTTTTGCTGCTCTCGCATAATAGAGCTTGGGCGCACCTGCAACACCTTCTCTTGGTGTAAAAATCTTACGGGCAATATCGGTAACTAAACCACCACCCATAAAGTTCTCAAAATCGGTAATGTTATCAAAGGCATAAACAGATTTAATGCCTGAAGCGTTGACTCCCATAACGCCAGCCCCTCCTGCAAACTCCACTTGAGCGTTATCGCTATTGTGGTCGTCAAGGGATAAACCTGTGTCAATAATCATAACATTACCAAATTCCGCTACGTTTACCACCGAATGAGGAGAATATCTCATAGCGGCATAAGAGCCAGGCTCAATACAGCGTCTGCCGAAAAAATTTACTACTGTTGCCATAATTTTTATTTTTTTATTTTATAATATTTGTTTTCATTTGTTTTCTATCGGTCGCAATACGATTTTGATATTTTTTGCAATCTTTTCAACCGCAAATTTAGGGACAATATGTTCATACTTAAAGGTGATGTTTAATACCTTATGAAATATTGGCACCTCCGCTAAATCATCCTGCATCACTATATCGTTACCTGAAAATGTAGGCACTCGCAACCCCATCAATTCTATTTGCGGTACAAGAACTAAAAGCATTGACTTCAAGATATTGTAGATTACATTCACTTCTACGTTATTCATTGAAGTAATCATTATTTGGTAGGTGCTTTCAAACATCTGAGACAGATATTGTTGCACCCCTATTTTTTCACCATCCTCATAAACATCCTCCTCTATATATCCTTCATCCTCCCCTATCGGACTTGTTGCACGTTCATTGGGCAGTAGGATATGCAACGATGCTAATTTAGCCACTTTAATATTGTAGCCAAAATTAACGCTTAAATTCTGCGGATTTTCAATCATCTTCTTTGCCTGAGTAAAATAGTTATAGAGGTTCATTTTAATAGGCTCTCCAGCCTCATCAACACCTAATATCTTATACAAAAAAGTATCGGTGTCGGCATTACTGCTCAAATCCTCACGCAAAAATTTTACAATTTTCGTAAGCAAATCATAAATAACAACCTCAGGCAGTAATATTCCACTCATAACACTTCAAATGAAATTCCACGATATTTAGATTTCAAATAAGGCAGGCTATTATTCAGCTCGTCAATATAGGTCTTAACCCTCCCAGCAAACAAGCCGCCCTGAGCACTGCGTGTAAGAGGTGTAGATTGACTAACTCCATCTAATGATAGCTGAATAGAGGCAAGCCCCACCCCGTATAGAATATCACCAATAATATTCAAAACATTTATAGCTGCAAACTTACACACGAAATCAAGCAAATCAGCAGGCACTTTATCCCATCCCGTAATATACCTCATGCGCCAATAGTTTGGTATATAGTTCTGCCCAAACCATCCAAGATGGGGACTAATACCATTATATATCAAAGAATTTTGAGTCATATGCGCCCCCTCTTTGCTTCCCGTGTTAGGTATAAGGTAAACATTACGATATACGGCTGTTTGCTCCTGTTTTTTTATGCTCAACCATTCTTTCGGGTAGGTAATCTGACAAACGTCATTTATCCAACCTTCAAGATTATCAATGTAAGCCACTGGATACATTGTCCGTATAAAACCCCACGACATAAAATCCTGACGTTCAAAATCCCTATTCTCTTCAATGACTTGTTTTTTTAGTTTGATATTTAACAGATTTTCTACGTTACGCTGAGCGGCCAAGATGTGCTGCTGTAGAGCGTTAGTGGAAATCCGTCTGCCGTCATTTGAACAAAGAGGGATGGCAAAAAGATAGTTTTCTATCAATTCGCTCGGTGATATGATAATCTCCGAATTAATGTTATAGGGTATTTTTAAGGACAGTGTATCCATAGCTATACAATGGGTTTTTAGCCTATTCCTCGCTGTCAAATTTATCCAGCAGGTAATTAACCATAGCTTTTTTAGTAGTAATTGAATTCACCTCGTTTTCATCGCATCCTGACTCAATGGCAAACTTTTTCAGCTCGTCAAACTTTTTAAGTCTGATGCTTTTTTCAAATTCAGCTCTTTCATCTACTTCGGTTTCCGCTTCGGCTTCAGGCTCTGATACCTCTGCTTCGGTTTCTGCTTCAGCTTCTGCGTATTTCCAAGAATTAGTTTTTTCAACCATTATCTTTGCACAATTCTCGCTAACATCTGCAATACCATTAGCATCAATTTCAATCAGCCCGTCAATCGGGACTACCAATTTTGCATTTTTAATATTTTCAGTCTTAATTTTCATAACTTTATTTTTTTAGGTTTTTAATTAACAAAAATAGGGAGCAGATTTTCCAACCCCCTCCCTATTTTCAAAATTCGCTTTACAATTAGTTACGGCCAATGTTGATAATACGCACCATTTTCTTAGGGGCATACAAGAACGGGGTACCATAAAGCAAAATCATAAAGCGGAAGGCAGGCGACAGCACAGCCAAATCCATCTTCATAAGAGGAGCAAGCTGAGCAAACTCCACAACCTCGTTGTCAAACTGCAAAAGCATTGCTTGGTCGCAATCGGGCAAAAATCTGTTTCGGTCGCGGACATCGCCAGGAGTACCTGATTGACCGCCATCGTAACCAGCGGCTACATCAGCTACAGATACCTCAAACAACGGGAAGAATTCAGTGGTATTAGCGGCATCCTTACGGGTGCGGTAAATTCTATAACCAGTAGCTCCATAAGTACCACCGCCATCGGTAATAGTAATATCAGCAGCACCGCCAGCAACAACTGCAACAGGGCTTGCGGAAATTGCCATAGAGCTTTCACCAAAGCGGTTAAGAGCGACTACACCATAGTAATAATTACCAGCATCAATAGAAGCCCATTTAGCGGCTGCATCCGTTGTAACAGCTGCAACAGTGATAGAAGGAGCGTTGGGGGCTTTCTGCGAGGTAGCGGCTGAACCACTGGTCTTGGAGGGCAGTTTCTTGAAAAAGATGTCGTGATTCAAACCAATCTGACCGAACTGAGAGTCAAATGCCTGAACACGCTGACCCATAATACCCTTTTCAAGTGAAGGACTATTCGGCACAATGAACTTGTTGCCATAAAAGTTTTTCACAAAATTGCTTAAAACAGCGGGCGGGGCATAAAGCTGAGTTGCCAAGCCGTAATTCTCTACGATGCTATTAGCACCGCTCTCAATGTGAGTTTCTGCAAGTTGAGCACCACGGGCGTCAATGACGTTTTCACTATTCATATAGTCGCCATAGTTAGCCCAAGCGTCAGACTGCTGCTGCTGTGCCAAGAAGCCGTTGAACTGCTCAGGGACAATTTTTTCATTGCCGAAATACAAGCCCTGATTCAAGGCACGCAAAATCCACATTGTACCATCCTTAATAGAACGCTCCATAATAGAGCCTACCATCGTGTGAACGAGCTGCATCTGATGGGTAACGCTCTTGGTAACACCAAGATACTTAACCAACTGAGCTCTACGCACGAATGTTGAATCCTCTTCTTCAGGTAGCTCACCCTCTCGGTTCCAACCTCCACGATTGGCACCATATGACGTCTGCTGATTGTACTCTTCAACAGTGTTGTAGGCAGGCTTTTTCGGGATGTCTTTCCAAAGACGAATATCACTCTCACGGAAGGTGAGGTGCTTGAGGGTTTTTTCCAATGACTCAACTTTCAAAGGCGCACCGCTGGCAGTCGTAAGGTCGGTGGTATCACGGCCAGTAATCTGCTCAGCTGCGAGAGCCTTGTTAAGTTGGTCAAGATTTTCACTACTGCCAACGCCCATAAATGAACCAGGCTGGTCGGCTGCATATCCGTAATCGGATAAATTGATTGATAATCTTTCCATACTTTTATTGTTTTATAAAGGTTAATTATTTTGTAATTTGGATTCCAAACTCGGTCTGCAATCTCTTTGCAACATCAGCAGGCATAATTCCACTGCTTTCAAACTGCGTACAGGCATGGCTGAATTGAGCGTCATAACCCTTTGCGAATGTTGCTTGGTCAAGGATGTCCACGATTTTGCGCTTATCACGGCTAATGCTCAAAGCGTTTACATTGCCAGCTTCACCGCCCATCGGCTCTGTGTCATTACCCTTTTGGAATGCACGTTCCACAGGTCTTGCGTGGCTGATAGATTTAGGGGCAGGGACTTCAGCTCCAAAGGCTTCAATCGCACTTCGCAATTCACTAATAGTTTCATCCTGAGCCTTAACAAGCTCTTCCAAAGCCGTGAATTTTGAATTATTATCTTTAATTATGCTTCCAATAGCTTTGAAGTATTTTTCATTAATGGCGTGGGATGTTGCAATAGCCTTTGAAATATTTGAGATTTCAGACTTTTTGATTTTCTTGATGCCACAGCCCTCTTCAATCTCATCGTCTTCATCGTCATTATTATCGGTTTTTTTAGGCTCTTTTTCCTCAACCTCCTCTTCCATTTCTTCTTCTACCTCTTCAGCCTTTTCAGCTTCATCGTCATTTTCATCATCCTCCGCTTCGGGATTTTTCTTGCCAAAATCATCGTCATCGTCTGCTTTTTCCAAGCCCAAGGCTTCATAAGCCTTTTCGATGTCTTCATTTGTAATCATTCTCTTTTTCATACGTGAAAGTTTTGTTATTAAATTTTCTATTTGTATTGCTTTATCAATGCTAATACCTGGAATGTCGTGAAAAATTCTATCGTAAACCTCGCCTTTGGATAAAAAATTTAACTGCGGCTGAGCTTCTTCGGTTTCATGCTCATCCATATCCTCTATATCTGTATCGGTTTCACCCTTTATAATATTTGCAAAAGTTTTAGGATTTTTGGGCATATGGGTAATAGCAACGCCAGTTATCACCGCTTTCTTAACGTGATTGTATCTTGGGTCGTTCTTGTCATCGCTCTCCCTCTCTAACACCTTACCTTCAATAGAAAAACCAAGCCGCCTCGTTTTGCTATTTTTTTCAAGCGTTTCGGCTAAATTATAAACGTCATTAGCAATCTTGCTATCAGGGTAGAGGTCTGCTTCAAGATATAAACCACGTTTATCAATCTTAACATTTATCGGCTCTCCTATAATGGCGCTTGGGTCATTCTTTGCCTGATGATGCCAATTTACCACTCCCCTTTCTACAAGAGGGGAAATATCAAAACCTGCTGGGTCCAAAAATTCTCCATCGCTATCCTCATCAGCAGTAGAGGCAATTCCCCCAAGCTTCATTTTTTTAGGCTTTCCCGTCAATGGGTCAAGCTCGGACTTTTGAATTTCAACGGGACACCAAAAATTAAAATTCTTTGCTTCCATTTCTAAAAAAGATTATCTATTGATTTAATATTCAAATGTGCCATTGTGATGCAATTCTTATCCATATACCTTGTTAATAGGTCGGCTTTTTTTGAATTTTCTAATTTGAAAAAATCACCTAAATAACCGCTATTCTCCAAGTAATCTATAAAACCGCTTTCAATAGCTTCCATATTTTGCGCAATAGCTACTGACTCCCTGAACCAAAGGGAGCAATCCTCCAGCATCATTTTGCCGTACAATTCTTTATCCCATTCGCTCTGCTGATATTCCTTAACAATTGGGAAATCTCCACTAAATGGAATATATCTACTCGGTTTTTTCAAAAATAAATATCCTGCTGAATTAGCAGCCGCCTTTGATACAATCTGACTCATAATACTAAATATTCCAATTTACATTATCATTAATTATTAACTTGCTTCGGTTTAAGATTACAACAAATCCATTTCCTTCACCATTACCATCTTTTACGTGTATTCCATCGTACCCCTTTAATGCCGCATATAAACCCAATCCCTCTTTTCTGTATTTGTTTTTATAAGAGTCATAAATGGCATGATAGATATTTTTCTTTACATCTAAACTTTTAGTCGGGTTTCTGAGCTCATCAAGTTCATTGCTTTTAGCTGTACGCTCAGAAGTTAATTTGCTTCGTTTGTCCATAAGTTTCTGCATACCGACATTAGAATTTGACAACGCATCCTCTTTTGCTTTTTGCGCAAACTTTACATGCACTCTTTCAAACCAATCATTAAATCTGCTAACCGCATAATTATAATGAGGCAACACGTTATTTTTTCTCTTTATAGAGCTTGGCCCATCGTACTGATAATTAGATATTGAAAACTCCTCATCGCTATTAGGCAACGTAAATACATATACACCTTTTTTTTGAGTTATCGTACCTCCGTTAGCTTTAATAAGTCCAGCCATTTCTTTGCCTACAAAATCATCAAACTTCGGGATGTCCCTATCGCCAAACGCATTTACAGCCCCCCAATCGGTATTTTCTTCAACAATAGAATAAGCCTTCCAAGCTTTTTCGTCATAATGAATATCCTTATAAGTATCTTCAATTACTTTATTGTTGTAATTATTTATACTCTTGTTTATGGCATTTAATTTGCTGTCAATAGCATTCAATTCCCCCTCACACTTATTCACCGCTATCTTATCGGTAGCAACTAAATTCAAAACCTCATTTTTTATATCGTCATATTCCGCCATAGCGAAATCGTCAGGCAGTGCCATTTTAACAATAGCACCTAATCCAACACCTCCGTCATGCGCATACTTTATAGCGTGTTTATACGCTCCAGTTTTATCGTAATTAGATTTAGTTTGATTGTTTATATTATCGTTATTATCATTTATATGAGCGTAAACTCCACCACCATATACCCCCTGGGTACCATAGTAGCACTTATCTTGATATAAGAGGGAATCAACCGCCTCCTCAATCGTTATTTTGCCCTTGTTGCTATTATTACGATTATCGGGGGAAAGTCCACGCAAAATCTGCACAAATTTACCATCTTTAATTCCCTTATCAACTACATCCCAATATTCTTTATCTGAAACAACCTTACCTCTCGCATTAAAACCTCTCATCTTACATACCTCAGAAATAGCTAACCAGCCAGTTCCAGGCTCAGTTTTCATAATCTTCATAAATGGGTCATCGGTACGGCATATTTTCGTAATCTTATCCCAAACATCGTTCAACTCCTGCTCGGTAAATTCACGATACATATCCTTTTCAGGCATCAATTTTCTTGGTAAAACTTTGCGCTTTCCAAAATTCTTTCTTGCATCAATATCGTTAATAATATCATCTAAATTGTCAATTCTTTGCGCAATAGTTTTAGACAATTCATCTTCACCAACCTCCTTTAAGTATCCAACTAAATCACCCTTCTTTTTCCTAATCTCTGCTATCTGCTTTTTAACATCGTCATCAGTCAATACGTCTGCAAGTGATTTATTGGCTATCTGCATGGACTTGAACGTGGATAAAATATCCCCATCAAATACCTTCTGAGCACCATGCGCACGAAAATTCAAAGTACCTCCGTTATCAACATGTACAACATTGCCCTTTGAATCAATCAAGCAATTATCGTTATTAGCGTAAGCATCCCAATTAGCAAACAAACAATCAATAATAAACGTGTCTTTGAGTTTTTGATAATCGTTTGAATTAAATGGACGTGCATTATAAATAAATTTGCTCAGAAGCACAGCAGTACCATTATCATCATAAAGTTGATATTTAGGCACTTTTACGCCAGCAATGCTATAAAGCTGATTAGCTAAATATTCATTGATTACGTGGTCATTGTTTGTATTTCTGTTAGTACCCTTCTTTTTTATATACTGATTGCCCTTAACATCCTCTACCAACTCCGCTCCCGTGCTGCCGCCTATATTTTGTTTAATTACTTTAAGGGATTTCAGGTCAATCGGAAACATATCATTAACCTGCTTTTCTAAATCAGCAATTACCTTGGGTGGGAGTGTACTGCCCCTGCCTATATTTTTGTTAGCAACGTGCCAAGCGTACTGCGTTTGGGAGCCTGACTTGGTACGTGACCAAACATAAAGAACTCCATCAATAACTTTCGTATCTCCTGGCACAATAGCCTTACAAAGCTCCGTATCTTGTTCCAAGCCGTTTAATTGGTCATTTAGGGACTTGGAGAGTATAAGCTGGTACATATAATCGTCTTCAAATCCAGTGCGCTGTTTATAGGTATTACAAGCCTTAACCAACATATCGGTAGAAACATAGCCCTCAGAGTGTCCAAGGGCTATCGTGTCTAATGATTTAAGTAAGTTTTCAGACATAATCTTAACTTTTATTGTTTTTAGAAAAGCAATAATTTTTCTGCATCCTCTACGCTCATTTCTCCAAAGTCATCAATAATCGCCTTAACCACTTCGTCATCGTCATCGTTATCTAAAAGAGCATCAACTAATTTTTTACCAAACATCTTTTCAAACTCCTTTGGATTTTTCTTGTAGCGTGTTTTATAGCGTTTCAAATCATCTTTGGATAAATTTTTTATCACCTCTGCGCTGTTAGCTTTTTCAAAAATATCGTTTTCACCTTTATTAAGTTCACGCAAAGCCATCTTTTTCCAATCCAATGCTTTTGAATTTCTGCTGCCTCCAAACATTGCATCAAAATCAGCATTCATAACGCTCTTTTTCTTTCCCTTAACAGTTCTAACGGCTAAATTCATAAGCTCGGTAAACTTTCTGACCGTAAACTTGAACGGGTCAATCTTTTCTACGTTATTTATAATCAGATTGTAAACGCTTTCACGCAACTCTTTTTCTTGTTGTGGCGTAAGTTCTTCATATCTGCCGCCCATTTTTTCATATCTATTCTCAAGCACTTCAAGATTTTCATTCAACGTAAATTGAATGTCGTTTTTATCTGCACGTGAAAAAATAGCCTTCTTGTCTTCATCGGTAATAAGGTCATCAAAGGTTTTGTTTGTAATGAATATAAGTTTGCCCGTAAATCTTTCAGGCTTGCCATCCTTGCCAGGAATTAAACGCATTTTAGGATTAGAGTCAGCAATATTTTTCAACGCACTCTTCAATTTGGTAGCGTTACTAACAAGAGCCTTATCCTTATCATCAAAAATAATTATCTTGCCATTATATTTTCTCAGCGTTTCAAAAAAATCCTTTTCATCATCAATATCGCTTTCCAAAATAACGGCATCAACGTCATCAGCAGTCGGACTTTCATCTTTATCAGGGTCATAAACGTGCTTCGCATCACTTTTAAGCAAATCTAATAAAGCGGTTGTTTTACCTGCACCAGCACCACCAGTAGAAACAAACATTGCTGAACCCTTACCCTGAGGCTGTTCAATAAAACCATCAAGCTGAATACGTAATGCAGCTAATTGGTCTTCAGTGTTAAAATAATATGGGTCTTCACGTTTCATTAAATCTAACACCGCATCAAACTGCTGTCTATCGGTAAGCGTTTCAAAGTTATGAAATGTTTTCTTTACACGATTATCGTTTTTATTCATCCAGCCCGTATCACCCTTCGGGAATAACTGCTTATATTTTTCAACATCAAAATTGCCAATAGCACTATTGTAAGAGCTTCCGAATAAATCATCTATTTCATTTTTTTCGGGGTGCATCTTTTTCCACTTATCGGCTTCATTCTCCCATTTGCCCTTCAAAGTGAAGGTTAATTTAATTTTATCTTCGGGAATGCCACGTCCAATAGCCTCTTCCCAAGCAAGCTGCTGAACATTCGGATTTTTAAGGTTAGGATTGTTTATAATATCAATAATTTTTTGGTCATCCCATTGCTTTTTATCTGAAAAAAGTTTACGATAATCCTCACGCTTTTGTGTGATTTTTTGCCCTTGTCTATTTTTAGCCTCCCATTCCTCAGGTACTTCATAAGCATAACCATACAAATTTTTAGGTGTATTTCTATACACCACCTTCGGTTTCGGTGCATCATACGGCTTTTTTACGGGAGCGGCTGGCTGCTGAGTAGCGGATGCAGCAGCAGGAGCGGCATCAGCAGCAGGTTTAGTATCGGTTTGTGCAGCGGTCGGGGCTGCTGGGGCAGCTGGAGCATTCTTCCCCTTCCAATATTTACCATCTTTACTCTTCCAATCGAATTTACCATTACCAAGGTCAGTCCATCTCCATAAACCATTAGGGTGTAAATCTCCTACGTTGTGTTGTGCTTTTTCTAAAATCTTATCTTTTGCCATAATACTAAAAATTTACTTTCTTCTTCAATTCTTTTATAACTGACGGGGTATTTTCTGATACCTTGTATTTTATTTTTAATTCGGTGACACCTTGTATTTTTAATTTTTTTTCGTCAACTGAAACATTATCAGGCCAACGCTCTAATAGAATTTTATGAGCTTTTTCAATTCTATCAGATTGTTTATAAGTTTCAGACAATCCACCTTTCTGCTTTCCGTCTTTATTCATTTTCGTATGTTGTACATAACGAATGAACTTTGCATATTTTAAGCCTAAATACATACACTTCAAAGAATAATCGACATCGCCCTTAATACATAACTCCTCATCTAAATCAAACTCCAATAGTTTAGGGCTGTTAATTATCGTGACTACTACTACACCTGAATAATTTGTCTTGCTTCCAGGATAGGCTATTTTAGTAACGGGGTGTTCATTATTCCAATCAAACGCACTTTTGCCAAGAGTACCAATATCAAAATCGGTATTGCATATCTCATCGTTCAGTTCTTCAAAAAATCTCGCAATATCATCGTGTTTAGTAAGCGTTGGACCAAGTCTTGGGATACCATCTAAATTATAACAGAAATCTAAAATATCGTCATCCATTATAATAAGGGGATTAAAGCCGTCATACAGGTTTTTAGTGAAATTAACTACGTATGATACCCCTCTATCGTTATCGGGCAATACAAGCACATTTTTATGTCCGAAATCCTTGTATTTAGCTTCATCCTGCGGTTCTACTACTGCGGTATAGGGGATGCCGCCTTTATTCAGAATATCAATTGTTTTTAGTTTGGGTGGGTGTTTTGTTTTTACT